TAGTTTGGCGGCAGCATCATAAGCATCAGCAGCATCAGCAGCATCAGCAGCAGCAGCATCAGCAGCAGCAGCATAATCAGCAGCAGCAGCATAATCAGCAGCAGCATAATCAGCAGCAGCAGCATAATCAGCAGAAGCATAGGCAGAAGCAGCAGCATAATCAGCATAATCAGCAGCATAATCAGCATAAGCAGCAGCATAAGCAGCATAATCAGCAGCATAAGCAGAAGCATAGGCAGCAGAAGCATAGGCAGCAGCATAAGCAGAAGCATAGGCAGCAGCAGCAGCATCAGCAGCAGCATCAGCAGCATGATTTTTTAAGTGCTTAACTGAATCTGCGCACTTAGAAGCAAATTCTACTGCTATCTGAATCTCAGCTTTTCTTTTTCCAAGCAACCAACAAACATCAGCGGTTGAATTGCTTTTCAAGCAATCAATCACTGGAAATTGCACATGATCGATAGTTGTTTTTCCTTGTCCCCTGAGAAGGTGTTTCCATCCTACTGAACATGGATCAAAGGAAGCAACTTCAGCAAGGGAAGTCATCAGTTGAGTCATGATTTATTTCACTCCTTGATATATTTACGCACTACAGCAAAATTGCTTTATAGCATAAATATTAAAAGATTGATGCGTATTCGCAGATTAAAAAAACACGTAAACAGACTGCTAGACTGCTAGACTATCACACCCCCTATCGGCCTGTCAAGGGCTCCCTTATTAGAGTTATTAGCCCTGTACCTAACTCTTGCATACCTGTCTAACTTCCATCATAGCAATCTAACTCCTCCTGTAGGCTATTAAGGTATGCATTGACCCCCTATGTTAAAAATCAATAAAAGAATCAATAATTTTAACTAGAGTATAGGAGATATTTAGTACGCGCGTATAAGACACTGATATGCATGTATCTATCTAAAAGGTGCGCACACGCAGCGGGTGAGAGGGGCTGCACAGTCTGACGGTCTGACGGTCTGGTTACATGGATTTTAGGGAGAAATTTACATGCGAAAATAACCGCTATCGCATAGCGCTGCTACCGAGAAACGATGTAATCAGGCATCTGCGAAACCAAGTGCATCCATCAATTCCGTGCTTTTCGCTTGTTCTTCTTTGAGTTTCTTTTCCATGCTGTTAAGTCGGGAAACAAGCCGTTGTGCAGTCTCACTGCCATCTGGCGCGAATGAGAGATAGAACCTGCACTCATCAATCTTGCCCTGAAAAAGCATTGTCTTTCCGCCGGCGAGAGTGCTGAAAATCTCTTTCACCGCTGCCAGATATGGAGCGATTGTCTTGCGTTGATCTGCGTTCAGTTCTTCACCGTCGGGCACCGTGAATTTCAGTTTCTCGGCGATGATGACTTCGCAGATTGCAGCCATTTCGCTCACGAACCATGCAACGATGGTTTCTTTCTTCAAGCGATTACCATTCGCTTCCGCTTCCATGAATGCAATGCAGGCATTGAGGGAAATGTCATCATCACTGACACTTGTCAGCACGCCATCACTGGATTCATAGAGACTGCGCACAATGCCATCTTGCGCAGTTTCCAACATTGTGCCGATGTACGGCAACAGGCGCAGATAATTCTCCTGCACAGCCGATGGTTGAATGTACGGTACACTGATTGCAACACTCGGCAAGGGATTGGGAATCAAAGCTGTTTTTTTGTACCCGACCTTGGCAAGTCGTTGGCCCGTCAATGCCGCAGTCTTGCCTGCAACGAAAGGAATGACATTGTGACGATTAGAGACATTGGACATAGTAAGCACCTCAGTAGTTAGGGCCTTAGCCCAATTAGAAAATCAATCGGCACGATCGCCGCACACTATAGTAAGCAATACCCGTGCCAACTAACAATCAACAGGTTAGCGGCGCTTCCAGGTGATAGTGACGATTCCCGTCACAATCTAGTGACGATTCCCGCCAGCGTGGGCATGAGAATGATTCTCATTTACAGTAAGTACTGACTACCTATACAAGTTAGTTAGCATGCACAAACATGGCACCCCCAAGGGCTTTTTTGGACTTTGGGTGGCGTCGTATCCTAAAGACATCTAACCAAATTGCTAAAATTTTTCATCTTTCTTTCTACCTACCCTTGTTTCTACCTTTCCTTCATCACTATCCCTTGCTGTTTTCATCCCTCCTTCTTCTTATAATAACCCTATTATTGCTTTTTCCATTAATTTCAAATCATGTTGGCCCCTGCAAAATCTGCTGATGCAAACCTTGAAAATCTTGTTCTTTCTTCTACGGAAGAAAAGGCATTGATACTTCTTGGACAGGGAGTTGAGCCATCGGCAGTAGCATTTGCAGTCGGTGTTTCTGAAAGTCGCATTTCTCAGCTTATTAGTGATCCGCACTTTGCAGCACGTGTAGCAGAACTTCGTTATAATACATTAGCAAAACACGCAGTTCGTGATAATGCTTATGATGAGTTAGAAGATTCATTATTGGAAAGGCTAAAAAATTGTCTTCCAATGATGTATAAACCAATGGAAGTTCTTGCATCAATCCGTGTAATTAATGCAGCAAAACGTCGTGGCAGTGGTGTTACTCCTTCGCAACAAAATCAAGCACCAGTTGTAAATCTCATGATGCCAATTCAGATTATCAATCAATATCGCCTTAACGCACAGAATCAGGTAATTAAAGCTGGACAGCAAGACCTTATCACAGTACAATCTGGATCAATGCGTACCCTCTTGGCACAACGCAAGGCCGCTACCCCAGAGATAGGAAATCAAAATGTCATTAATAACTCTCCATCACCAGAAGTTGTTGGAACAAATGGAAATTCAAGCTAAGACTGAAGCTAGTGCTCGTCTTGTTGCAAAAAACAAAGAAGCTGCTCGTCTGCATCTTTTAAAGGTTCAACAACTTCTTGCACAAAAACCTCTCCGTAATTAATCTAAAACAACAATGCCCATTGATCCATCATTGCCACTTGAGACTCAGCTAGGTTTTGGCGATTTTTCTATAGTTCCTCGTGATACTCCATTTGTTGAAGAAAAAACTCATGAAGAATCGCCATTTAACACACAAGAAGTTGAAGAACTCGCACGCAATTCATTAGATTTCTTATCCGCATTAGCACTTCCTCTTGTATTTAAGTATCTTTTTCCGGCCGTATTTCAATCAATCTGGCAATGGCTGCTTTCTTATGTTCATAAGATTCGTGATTTTTCCCAACTCGCTATTGGACTTCCACGCGGATTCGGAAAAACCATGCTCATTAAGATTTTTATCTTATATGTAATTCTTTTTACTAAAAAACAATTTATACTAATTATTTGCGGCACTCAGTCAAAAGCAAATAACATTATTGCTGATATTATTGGCATGTTAAAAGAACCAAATGTTCGAAAAGTGTTTGGAGATTGGCAACTTGGTGCAAGCACTGATAGACAGGATTTGAAAAAATTTGGTTTTCGTGGGCGTGAGATAATTCTCATGGGAGCGGGCGCTGAAAGTGATATTCGGGGTATAACACTTGAGAATGTGCGCCCCGATATTATGATCTTTGATGATATTCAAACTCGTGAAGATGCTGATTCCGATACTGTGTCTGCAAAACTAGAGACATGGATGATTGGCACTGCAATGAAGGCAAAAAGCCCGGAAGGTTGTTTATTTGTATTTATCGCAAACATGTATCCTACCAAGCACTCATTGCTTCGTAAACTTAAGGCTAATCCTACTTGGACAAAATTTATTGCTGGAGGTATTCTTGCTGATGGTACATCATTGTGGGAGGATCTTCAGCCTATAACTCAATTACTAAAGGAGTATGAAAATGACTTATCCATGGGTCACCCAGAAGTATTTTATGCTGAAGTTCTCAATGACGAAAATGCTTCTGTTAATCACTTTATTGACATTTCCAAAATCCCACAGAATCCGTATAGCGAAGAAATTATTCACAACGGCAATTTCATCATCATCGACCCTGCGACAGATAAAACAAACGCAGACGCGGTGAGTATTGGTTATTTCAAATTGTTTGATTCAAAGCCAGTTATTAGTGAGATCATAGAAGGTCGATTATCCCCTGGTGATACTTGCGAGCAAACGATTAAACTGTGTCTTAAGCATAATTGTCGAGTAATAGTTATTGAAGCAAACGCTTTTCAGTACGTGCTCGGCTGGATTATGAAACAAACACTTACCCGTTATGGGATTATTGGTATTGAAGTTGTGGAAATTTACAGCGGACATGCATCAAAAAACTCTCGTATCCTCACAATGTTTAAGCAATTGCTTGCAGGAGAAGTATACGTTGCGGATGAATGTCGTGCCCAAGTTTTTAGTCAGGTTGTTTCATTTAACCCGTTAAAAACTGCTAATACAGATGGATTGCTTGATCTTTTAACTTACGCTACACGAGTAATTGAAATGTACGGTGAATACATTATTGCAGGTTTAGTTATTGAAATGCAAGAATTTAGTGGTATTCGTGTTCGCACGGAATTTGAAACTTCTCCTTTTTAATGCCTACAGGTACTATTAATGGCTGAAACTCTGGCACAAAAGAATGCACGTTACGCAACTGAATCAGATCAGTTAGTAGGGCGCATCCGTGATTTTGCTACTGGCACATTAAAAGCGATGACGACTGATGCAATCGGAACACCCGTAGATATTATTAATGCTATTATTACTCCCTTTGGCATTGGAACTGACGAACCTGTTGGTGGATCTAAATCTCTCCGTAGATTAACAGGCCAAGGAGTAGAAGATGCCTCAAGTGCGGAAACTCTTGGAACATTAATAAATCCAACAAACGCGGCTAAAGCAATGATTGTTGGTGCAATGCGTGTAGCTAAAAAAGGTGGGCACATTGTTGACAGTGCAACAGTGGCACAAGCAACTAAGTTACGCAACGAGTTAAATAGTGAAGAGCAAATATTTAAGCAAACTGCTACGTACATGGACAAGGATCGTATAGCTAAAACTATAATGAGCGATGCTAATACAAAAATTAATCCATTGACCTTAGAAGTAAATAAAGCTGCCGGCACAATGTCTGTAACTCAGGGCACTCGATTAGGCGATCTTCTTGATGATAGTAATGATCTTTTTTCTGCATACCCAGAATTATTAAATGTTAAAGTAAAGGCGCGTGGCGCTGTTGGCAGCGGTTCAATGCAAACTGACAATGCATTTATGAGTATTGGTCCGCAAAAGAATATTGCAACCCTTAAAAGTGTTGTTCTTCACGAAACTCAGCACGCTGTTCAACACATTGAAGGGTTTACAAAAGGTGGGTCTACCACACAATTTCTTTCCTTTGACCCTAGATCAGTACAAGTAAAACTTGATAATGCACGTAAATCTGGGGATGTAGCTCAAATAGAGGCTGCCGACCGTTACGCCAAAAAATTTAATGCGAATCTTCAAGAAGCTTCTAACCGGTACTTAAATATTGCCGGCGAACAAGAAGCTAGATTCACACAAAACAGGGCAAATTTTTCTTTCGAAGAATTAACTGATGAAGTATCAGCAATTCTTCGAAAGGGAGATACTCCTCAAACTTATGATACTAGGCCAATTCGCCCAGTGCCTGCCTCTACAACCTCAAAAACTGGAAATTTATAAATGGCTGCCACTGCCGCACAACTTGTTTCTAAAGCTGCACAATCGGCTTTTGCAGAATATCATAAATATGCATCTACAGTAGTAGAACGGCATTGGAATCTTCGCGGCAAGATGAGGCAGATTGACCTTGCCTATTTGCGAGAGCAAGATTTAACTGAAGAGCAGTTACGTGCGCGCATTGCAAACCAGTTAGGTGATGCAAACCGTTTGCAAAATATTACTATTCCAATAGTTCGTCCACAAGTTGCATCAGCAGTAGCTTATCAAGCTGCAATTTTTCTGACTGATTATCCAATATTTGGCGTTGTTTCCAGTCCTCAATATGCAGATCAAGCATTAGCTTTTCAAGCAGTTTTAGAGGAAAATTCAATTCGTGGAGCGTGGGCCCGTGAATTATTATTATTCTTCTACGACGGATTTAAGTACAATATCTCTGCTATTGAATGTAAGTGGGATAAAGTAGTTACCGCAGCTCTTGACACTGACTTAACTTTTAAGCAAGGATTAGAGGCGCGGCCGAAAGAAATTATTTGGGCAGGTAATTGCTTAAAGCGTTGGGATCCTTACAATACGTATTTTGATACTCGCTGTTCTCCATACGATATTCCAACGCGGGGAGAGTTCTGTGGCCACACTGAGATTATTTCTCGTACAGCCCTTAAATCGTTTATTAATGCATTAGACACAAAACTAATTGAAAATATTAATCCAGCTTTTGATGCTCCATCACTATTAAACATTGGTTCCGGTTCTTCGCTTAGTGCTTCTTATCATATTCCGACGCTTAACTATGAAGCACTTATTCACCCGGAAGATATGCAGGCAACTGACTGGACTGCCTGGATGGGACTTGTAGCTTCAAATCATAATAAGAATATAAATCTTAAAGGATTGTACGAATTATCCACTGAGTACGTTCGCATAATTCCAAACGATTTTGGTCTTAAAGTTCCAGCACCTAATACCCCTCAAGTATGGAAGTTAATCTTTGTAAATCACAGTGTGCTGATTTATGCGGAACGCCAGACAAATGCGCACGAGAAAATTCCTGTATTTTTTGGGTGCCCGGCAGAAGATGGTTTAAGTTACCAGTCAAAATCTTTGGCAACAAACGCAATTCCTTTTCAGCAAGCAGCTTCGGCACTGATGAATGCTACAATTGCAGGAAGGAGGCGGGCTGTAACTGATCGAGTAGTTTATGATCCTTCACGCATTAGTGAAGCGCAAATGAACTCTCCTAATCCTTCCGCTAAGATTCCTGTCCGTCCATCTGCGTATGGTAAGCCAGTTTCAGAAGCTGTTCATCAATTTCCGTATCGTGATGACCAAGCTGGCTTGAATATGCAGGAAATCCAGATGGTTATCCAGCTTGGAAATATGCTTGCTGGCCAAAATCAGGCGCGCCAAGGTCAGTTTGTTAAAGGCAATAAAACTGACGGGCAGTGGGAATCTACGATGCAGGGAGCTACATCTAATGATCAGCTAACTGCACTTCTTTACGAAGCTCAAGTATTTACTCCAATGAAGGAAGTGTTAAAACTAAACACACTTCAATATCAAGCAGCAGGGTCAATATATTCTCCTTCGCAGGAAAAAGCAGTAGATATTGATCCATTAAAACTTCGTCAAGCAGTTCTTAATTTTAAACTTACTGATGGCATGTTGCCTAAAGATAAGGTAATTAAAGGGCCTGCATTTGGAACTGCACTTCAAGCTATTGCATCTTCTCCGCAAATTGGGCAAGCATATAACATTGCACCTATGTTCTCATATCTGATGAAAACACAGGATGCAAATCTTACGCCGTTTGAAAAACGTCCGGAGCAAGTAGCGTATGAACAAGCATTAGGCACCTGGAATAATCTTGTTCAGCTGGCAATGCAAAAAGGAGTTCCATTTACTGAGCCACAACCATTACCACAAAATTATGGCTACGATCCTCGTACAATAGATCCTGCGGTCGGTGGTGCATCTCAACAAACACTTCCAACAGCGCCGGAGCAATAATGGCACATATTAATACTGATTCATCTTTTCAATCATGGGTTTTAACACCGGAGGAATTTAAGCAAGGAGCAATGTTATCAATTACACAAAAACAAGTTATTCAAAATCGTGTTTGCATGTTGGCTCAGCAAAGATTAAATCTTGATTTTGATCCAATAAATGCTCTTTCGTTTGCCCAGCAAGAGGCTGGAATTAAGGGCGCAATTGATGCTCTTAACTATCTTTTAATCCAATCTGCTCAGGCAGAAAATCCTTCAATCCCTTCAGGAGAATAAATTATGTCAATCATGGAAAAACTTTTTGGTGCGCCAAAACCAGTTGTTCAGGCTATTCCTAATCAAATGCCTCAGCAGAATCAAATTTCTAGCAATAATTTGCAGGCACCTCCAAATCAACAGACACAACAAACTCCGCAAACGTCTCCTAACGGCATAATTCCTGCGCAGAATATGTCAGAGGATGATAAGCAAAAAGCCAATGTATCCCCAATGGATAAGTTTGGTGACCTCTGGCAACCTGTACCTACTGATCCTAACGCGCCAAATCCTGAATCTACTGGGTTTTCCCCTGAAAAGATGATGGAAGCAGCAGGAAAAGTAGATTTTTCCAAAGTACTTAATCGGGAAGATTTACAAAAGATTTCTGCTGGTGGCGAGGAAGCGGTCAACGCATTGATGAATGCTCTCAACAAAACTGCGCAAACAGTGTTTGGGCAATCTACTGTAGTAACACAAAAACTTGTGGAACGCGCAGTAGCAGATGCTAAAGCGGATTTCTTAAAAGAAATTCCTGGACTTGTTAAGAAGCAATCTCTTAATGAATCTTTAGCAGCAGATAATCCTGCATTTTCCAATCCTGCGTTGCAGCCAGTAATTACTGCACTCCAATCCCAACTTGCCGAAAAATATCCTAAAGCTACTACTGCGGAACTCCGCACAATGGCTATGGAATATTTAACTGGCGCTGCTGAAATGATTACTCCAGCAGCTAAAAAATCTCCTGACAGTAAATCAGCTAAGGTTGATACTAATTGGGATGAATATCTTGCATAACGTGTTTAACAACTTTTAAAGGATTTTATTCAAATGTTATTTACTCGTACTCTTGTAGCTAATGCATTGAGCGGCGGATTACCGGAACGAAGCCGTTCTGGTTCTGGCCTTTTGGCTAACTTACTGCCATTGCTCGTTGCTACTGATGCTGCTATTGGCTTGACTATTGCACAAATCTCCACAGGTTTACTGCAATTTACTGGCTTTACTGCTGGCCGAGTTGTCACTACTCCTACTGCTGCGCTTATTTTAGCTGCCGCGCCAGATATGGATATTGGCGATAGTTTTAGTTTCATTGTTAGTGTTGTTCCTGCGTTTGCTGCAACTTGGGCGGCAGGTGTTGGCGTAACTCTTACGGGTCGGGCAACTACTCCTGCATCTTCGTGGAGTGTTGTTACGGTAACTCGTACTGGCGCTGCTACACACAATTGGAATGTTTCGTAATTCTCTGCCCATCTTACTAACCACTTAAAGGAATTTATCTAAATGGCTACTGGCATCTTCAATACTGGCGGTTTTACCCAGGACATTGCTGCAAAAAGTTTTGCGCAAGCTATTACTCGATTAATGCCTAATGGTCAAGCACCATTATTTGGCATGACTTCGATGCTTCCGGAAGAAACTGCTCTCCAAGTTGAGCACGGGTTTTTTACTAAAACCATGCTCTTTCCGTCAATGAACTTGAATGCAGCAGTTGCTGACGGTGTTGCTAACACTTTCACTGTTGCCAGCACTACCAATCTTTTAGTTGGTATGCTGATGCGTGCAGAATCTACAAAGGAAATTGTTCTTGTCGATCAAATTCTTTCCTCTACTCAAGTAGTTGTGCGTCGCGGTGTTGGTACTACCGTTGCAGCCGCAATTGCTGATGATGTGAATTTCTACCAAGTTGGTAATGCCTTTGAAGAATCTTCGGTTCGTCCGAATGCTCTTCAGATTACTCCGGTTCGCATTACTAATTATACGCAAATCTTTCGTAATACTTGGGCATTGTCTGGATCAGCTCAAGCTACGCAAGTTATTGCAGGCGAAAGCACTGTCGCTGAAAATCGGCAAGACTGTGCTGGTTTCCACGCAGCAGACATGGAAAAAGGCTTATTGTTTGGGGAAAAGAGCCAAGGTATTCGTAATGGTCAACCGTTCCGTACAATGGAAGGTTTGATTCCTATTCTGAGTAATCTTGCGTACTATCCTCCCAGCTATGCAGCGGTTAATGTGACTGCGGCTGGTGGAACTACTAACTTCACGCAATTAGAAGCTGCACTTGATCCGGTGTTTAACCAATCTACCGATCCTAAAGTTGGTAATGAGCGGGTGTTGTTTGTTGGCGGTACTGCACGCAAAGTTATCAATAACATTGGTCGCTTGAATGCTACTTACTACATTCAAAACGGTGCTAATTCCTACGGTCTGCAGTTCGGGCAGTTTAACATTGCTCGCGGTACTTTCCGCATGATTGAGCATCCGCTGCTGAATTCCAATGCTGATTGGGGCCGGTATGCTATTGCAGTTGACTTAAGTACTTTCCGTGTTGCGTATCTTGGTGGCCGTAAAACCATGAAGCGTGATTTTAATATGGAAGGCACTGCGGTTGATAATGGTATTGATGCTGTTGGCGGTACTTTGACAACGGAATTAACTTGCGTTGTTAAGAATCCCCCGGCAAATGCACTCATCACTGGGTTAACCGCTGCGGCAGTTGGTTAATAAGGATTATGGAAGAGCCCACTGATGATCGTCCATCAATGTTAACTGAGGTTAGAGCGTGGCTAGTTGTTGCCTTTGCTTTTGTAGTGCAGTTAATAGCTGTAGTATATTGGGCAGCAACTCTTTCATCAGACATTAAAACTTTGCAATATCAAGTAACGGAGTTTAAGGTTAATAGCATTAATGACCATGAAATTCGCATTCGTAATTTAGAGGCTAAAGCCCGGCAATAATTCCTCCTGAGGGAACGTAGTTTTGGATGGGGTCTACGTTAAAAAACCTGTCCACCACTCCTTCAGGAACTTTTATTTTACTATGACTACTTCTTTAGAATCTTCTGTGTTAGACGGTTTAAGTACCGAACAAAAAGCACATCTTGCTGCTGAAGTGCTGCGAGAAAAAGCTGAAAGTGAACGCATCCGCGCTCAAGAAGCTGATCGTGTTAAGGAGCGAGTATTCAAATCTACTCTTGCTTCTATTAAAATGTACACTACTATTGGCACTCCAGTAGTTTTTGTAAATCATTTACACATCACAAACATTCCAGAAGTTATTGAATACTTGGAAAAAGAAATTAAGCGTGGATCAAAAGATGTTCGTATTGATCCAGAAGAAATTTTCTTTGACGCCGATAGGTATGATCCACAAAAATCTGCCTACAAGCAAGCGCGCGCTGATCTTGAGCAAGAATATGCAGCTCGTTTAGCTGCTGTTACTGACCCCAAACGAGATATGGGAACTTCAGTTCAAGGTCGGTTAACTCCTGCATCTACTAGCACTATTGGTGCAGTAGCTGCCGGTGGTGGGCCGGCCGGTATTCCTAATATTGTTTTTAAAAAGTAATCTAAAACATTATCATGACATTAGTTGAATTACAGGCGGAAGTAATCATTCTAACAAATCGACCTGATTTGGTGGCGATGACGTTGTCTGCCGTAAAATCAGCTACGCTAAAAGCACACCAGTCAGATTTTTATCCTCGCGATATTTATGAGACTGGTGTGTCTTTTGCAACGGCAGAATATGAGCATGACTTTGAAGTAACTACATTCATTCCGCTGTTCAGAGCCATTAAATTTGCACGTATATATGATAATGTCGGTAATACGCCATTGCAATTATTTGACATTATTAGTCCTGAAAATGTATTAGATTCATACGCTCAGGCAAGGACTGACGTATGTTATTTAGGTGGCGCTGAAATTCATTTTAAGGCCGCTGCTACGTTTCAATACATTCTTTTTGGTTGCTACGTAAATCCAAATCTTGTAGACATTGATTACAATTCCTGGATTGCAAGTTACCATCCGTGGGCTATTATTTATGAGGCGGCAGCAATAGTATTTCGTGCTACAGGTAACACGGAAAAATTTGCCAGTATGCGTGATCTTGCTAAGGATGAGTATAGAAACCTGATGGTTAATAATATTCAAGCAGTGGGATATTAATAAAGTGGCACCTCCAAATATTTATCTTGAAGATACTGACTCAGGTAAAAAAGATACCGTTTGGATAAACGTAGCTCCAAATACTGAAGATACTGAATCAGTTTTATTACCTACTGTTTGGAAGCCAGGTTTTTTTGACGCAGTCGTAGCTCCAAATTTATTTGTTGCAGTTGCTTCTGATGGAATAGGTGGAGATGGATCATATATTATGACATCTCCCGATGGAATTGTTTGGACACTTAGAGTATCTCAAGTAAATACCCCAGATGATAATGCTTGGAGAGATATTTGCTACTCTCCCGAACAAGGTAAGTTAGTCGTAGTTGCTCAAGGTAACACATTATATTTAAGTGTGCCAGACACCTTAAAACAAATCCTTACCTCAACGGATGGCATTACGTATGATTCTTTCTTTTCATCTGAATCATTGGCCTGGTACACAGGAGTTCGCTGGTCTCCATCTTTGGCGTTATATTGTGCAGTATCTCCAGGAGAAGATGGTGCGGGCAATGGAACCTCTGCCAGAATAATGACATCTCCTGATGGAGAAGTTTGGACTTCAAGAGCTTCAGCAGACGCCACTACTAATAATCCACAGTGGCGAGCAATCTGTTGGTCTCCTGAATTAGCATTGTGGTGTGCAGTTGCCAATGGTGGTACAGGGGCGAGAGTAATAACTTCCCCAGACGGCATTAATTGGACTGCTAGAGCAATTCCTGAAAATAACGGATGGCAAGGAGTTGTCTGGTCTCCGCAATTATTATTGTTTGTAGCAGTCTCTAACACTGGTACAAACAGGGTAATGACATCTCCTGATGGCATTAACTGGACAGCTAGAAGTGCTGCAACTGCTAGTGCTTGGATAGATGTATGCTGGTCTCCGTCACTAGGATTGTATTGTGCAGTGTCAGCTTCGGCAAACACAAATTGCATAATGACATCTCCGGATGGAACAAATTGGACTACGCGAGTTGCTCCAAATGCAAATGTTTATTTAGGAGTTTGTTGGTCTCCAGCAGCTAATTTATTTGTAGCGGTAGCTACTACAGGTGCGGGAAACAGAGTAATGACATCTCCCGATGGAGTTAATTGGACTGCCCGAGCCTCAGCAGCAGATAAAGCTTGGGCTTCTGTTACTTGGGCAGGATTATAAATTATGGCTGATCAAACATACCGAGCTAATCTCTCAGCAGCAGTTTTTCCAATGACTGTTTCACGGTCAGGAAAATCTGTAATTATTCCAGGCCCGGACAATAATTTTGACCGTCGTATTGATTCTCCCGGAGATACACCTCGCGGAAGTGTTAGTATTCCACAAGTAATTTATGGGGAGAATATTCTTCCAACTCCTGATGGAATTCAATCAGTTGGTTTTATTAATTGCACTGCTTTAACGCTTGCAGGTTCAAGTGTTGCTGCAATGGTTGCTGCAAGAATTGCTACAGCCGTTATTACTGAAAATACTGTCTCAACTGTGCCGGCTGAGACACTGTTTACTGACTCCGGCAATCAATTAAATACTTGGAATAAATCAACTCCTCTTTCTTATTACAACGGCGGAGACGACCAAGGATCTCTTGATGTTGATCAAATAACTAGCGACGGCAATCCACAACCTTCCTATAGATTTATATCTCTTGTCTTAGGTGGAGGCGGTCCTTCAGGTGGATATGATTTTTATCTTAATCGTCAATTTGCAATTGGTGATCCTAATAATTTAGGCTTTGAGTTTGATTTTGAGTTTTTTCTGGTTCCAGAAAAATCAATTATGATGGGCGTGGCAAATACTGCTGCCGGCTCAGGACTCAAAGTTTATCTTAATAATCAAACTGGAGTTGAAACTCTTAAGATTGGTACCGCAACATCTTGGGCCGATTATGCTGGATTTTCCTCTTATGTGAGTGTTGCTATTAGTCCAGTTTTGGCTGCTGGAACACAGTATCGTTTAGAGTTAACTGCGGTACGCACAACTGGAGATACGCGATTAATTACAGCAACAATTAAAAATGGTGCAGGTACTGTATTATTTACAACAAATACTACCCAAGTATTTATTCCAGATAATTATTTTGGTGTTGGCTCTAAGTATCAATACAATACCGGCTCTGATATTATTTTTGACAATATTGAAATAACTGGTGATGGTCTTGCAGCTACCAGTACAACTACTAACACTGAATTTACTGGTATAACTACGGCTTATCTTGCATTTCTTGCAAATAACACAGTTAAATGGTCTTATGATTTAGCTACTTGGGACAATCACGCCACAACACTCCCAGGTGGATTTCTTTCTCCAGCTTCGCCAGCAAAAATCAGTGTTGCTACAGTGCGTGGACAATCTTATGTTTGTGTTCGTCAAGCTAGTACTACTAAGATTTATCTAATCACAGTAGATACTGGTACAAATATAATTACCTTCACTGACATCAGTGCTACAATCGGTGCGGCCCTTCCTAATCCTTACACAATTGATTCAATCTTAGGTATTGTAGGTTCTTATAATTACCTAGTCCTCTACGGGGGCGGGATAATTATTTGGTCCTCTACTACTACTCCAACTGATTTTGCTCCTTCTCTTGTTAGCGGCGCTGGTAATGAAGTTCCCGGAAATCTTAAAGGTGACATAACTTTTTGCCGTGAGCACGTATCTGGTTTCTTTATTTACAGCACTAAAAATGTAGTGTTTGCTCAGTATACTGGCAATGCTCGCTACCCTTGGAAGTTTAGAGAAGTAAGTGGTAGCGGCGGATATAATTATTCCACTCAAGTATCTGGAGATACTAACAGTGCCGTTCAATACGGAATTAATAATACTAAGTTAATCCAAATCTTATCACCTGACAATGCTGAACTAGTTGCACAAGAAGCTACAGATTTTATTGAGCGTACGGAACGCTGGGACAAATTCGATTCTGGCACATTTACTTTTTCGCTCTCAAATCCGCTTTATCCATTAATGCCGGCTAGCAGAATTACAGCTTGGTTTTTCCTAGATCGCTATTTATTACTACCTTACGGGGGCAGTAATACGGAACCAAGTTTTCAGTGGACTTATGTAATAGTCTATGATTCACTATTAAAAAGATACGGCAAACTTGCAGTTACTTTTGACTACTGCTTGTCCGATGAAGAAGCTATTTATTTTATTAATAGAACTGACGGAACAATTAAGACTCTGGAATTCAACATTAATCGAATTTTAGTCGATGAAGTTTCAGACGGTAGAAGGCCAGTTATTGTTCTTGGAAAATTTCAATACGTACGTTCACGATTTCTTACATTATCGGAAATTAATGTTGAAGCCATTCAAAGCACTGATGTAATTTTACTTGCTGATCGTGAATTTCAAGTTGCTGTACTTCCTACACTGGACGGAAAAACTTTCTTAGACGCTGTAATTCCAGAAAACTTTACTGCAGTAGCTACTAAGGAAATGTATAATGGCCTATGCCACGTTTCTTGCCATAACTTTGCTCTTGTGTTTAGCGGCGCTTTTGATCTAAACACTGTTGAACTAGTGTTTCATGTGGACGGAGATAACTAATGACTTGGAATAGTATTCCAGGATTTCGTAAATCAGTTGATCCTGAATCTCAAGAAGCTATCGGTATAACTCAATTTTCCCTTACTGATTCTTCAAGTTGGTTTCAAATTATTGGGGGATTAATTATTCAGGGCGGCTCACTAACAGCGGCTGGGATAGTTCAATTTTCCGCTCCCTATGAAAAACAAGTTTTAGGGGTATTTATTAACGGTGGAACAGCATCACTTATATCCTTAACAGGATTTACATCTTCATCCGACGGTTATTGGTTTGCAATTGGAGTATAACGTGCAATCTCGTGGACTTATAAACAATCAACCTTCAGCACATTTTACGTGGGAGGAGGCAAAAGTAACTACTCATAGGACTATTGAAAATGATATTCCTATTGAATTAGTTCCTGCAATTAAATTTACTGCTGACAAAATGGAAGCAATTCGTGCATTGCTTAGTGTTTCAATAAGTATTCTTTCGTGGTATCGTTCACCAAAATTAAACACTGCTGTGCGTGGAGCTAAAAACTCTCAACACATGGAAGGCACAGCAGTAGATTTTCATGCCCCTCAGTTTGGATCCCCTAAACTAATTTGCCAGCGAATGGTTAAGTTTTCAGGGTTAATACTATTTGATCAACTTATTCTTGAGCACACTTGGGTGCATGTTTCCTTTAATGCTATCCCCGGTGGAAAAGCTAGAAAACAAGTGTTAACATTAAAACAAGATGGAAGTTATGCAGTTGGACTAACCGATAAATTTGGTGTGTCATTCGGTTAATTGTTAATTAATTGTAGATTTATTGGAGATTGATTATGGGATTATTTGATAGCATTACGGGATCACTTGGAATTAGTGGAGCATCCACATCCAGAGGCTCAGTAACTAATAACGGCACTCGCACTACGCAAAAACAGTTTTCTCAGGAAGCTATTGATAAAACTATCTATGACATTCTTGCTTCAGATCAAGGATTGGCAGCATTAGCTAGTGCTGAAAATGCCAGTGGTGGTTTTGGAGCATCCTCTAAAACATTGCTAGCACAAGATTTAATTGCTAAAGTAGCTGGCACTATTGCACAAATTACTGCTCCTGAAGTTACTACTGAAAGTTCTAAGGCGGTTAAAAAAGATTCTTCAGTAAAAACAGTAATCTGTACGCATCTTGCCGAGCAGGGGTATATTAACCTTCAGTTATATCTTCGTGGACATTTTTATCATTCCACTATTCCTGCAACTACCATTACTGGTTACCAGTCTTGGGCAGTTCACGTAGTTGAGGCAATGAAAAAGTATCCCATTTTTTGCCGCATCCTAGCTCCTATTGTACGTTCGCGATATGAGTTTATTGTACTTCGTAAACTGCGAATTATGGGCGCCGCCACTGTTTACATTGGTGAACCTCTCTGCCATTTAATCGGTTTAATCATTCAAGCAAAGGATGAAATCAATGGCCGAGCCTTCAACTGATCTCCTGCAAGAAGATATAATTAACTTCTTAGCTCGCAGTGGCGTAGCTGGAAAAACCGCGTCTGATAATGCTGTTGCCGCTAAAAAGAAAGCGTCTGAAATTAGTGACATTTATAAAGATGTCTCCAGTAGGGCCGCCGCAATTGAGTATCAAAAAGGAACTGCGGAATTACAAGGGCAGCAAGCACTTCGTAAAGATGCTCAAGCATTAGGGGTTGATCCTCGCGCATCTAGTGATATTCTAGATCAAGTGATGGGAAAGATTCGTGAAAATAATGCTACTCTCCTTATGCAGGTCGATAAGGTAACTGCTGCAAAAAATCTTTCATTGTGGGAAGACCCAATGGAATTTATGAAAGCTAACTTTTTCCTTCCGGACGAGCAGAGAAAGCTTGCAGCTACAGTAGATAAAGCTAAGATTCTTGATGCAACATTGCAGAATCTTAACCAAGCAGTTTCGCAAACTGCAATAACGCAGCGGGCATTAGAGGAAACTCATACCGCAGCAACAGTTCAGGCACGTACGGAAATTGCTGCTGCTGATGCCTTAGTTCGCTCTAAGCAAGCTGCAATTGAAGGCATGAAATATGATACTCAATCCCAAGTTGCATTAGCTGAAGCATCTTCTCAACAAATATCTGCACTGCTTCAATTAAAAGGAGCTAAGGATGCAGACATTCGTTTACAGCAATCTCTTGAAGATAATGTTCTTGCTAGAGAAAGATTTTCCTGGGATAAGGCTACCAGAGAAACTGCCGTTATAGCTAAAGCTGCTGGTAAAACTATTGATGAGCAGACTCGGGAATATATTAATATTTCTCGCCGCACTTTAGGTCAGCCAGATTTAACTGCGGAAGAATTTGCATTTCACTCAAAGATTGCTAAAAAATCTCCAGAACTTTCCTACCACCTTGAAAACGGTATGCGACAAGTTACGACTGGAGTTGCTACGATCGGTACTACGCCAGCAGAGAGCTTGGAAGTTATTAAGGAATTTGCTAATAATTTGCCGGAGATTCGCAATGAAACTATTGGGTTTATTAATCAAGCTGAAGAACTTTTGGGCAAAAATCCAGTATATGCCGGAGCAAAGCCCGAAGAAAAAGCTAAGCAGTTAAACAGGGCAGTTAAAGATCAGGTAATATTGCAGCATCAAAATATTCGTAAAGATTCAATATTTGCTATTGGTGACCTTTCTACTTATCTAGGCAACAAGACTGGTAAAGGTATTGCAAATCTTGCTGCACTTCCTATTTCACAGAAGCTTTTAATTCCTGCAATTCAGGCCGGCCAACCTTTGGACGATGTTAAAACTATTCTTGGCTTAACTGTTGATGCAGTTTCCAAGAGGACTATCACATCTAATGAAGCTTTAGGGTTATCTACCATCTACCAAAAAGCATCTCAGCTTAATCAATCAGCTCGCGGATTTACAGCTTTTGGCATTGTACTTCCAAAGAATGGTGCTGAGTATAATGTACGTATAGGAAAGATTTTTGGCGAGACTATTAACATGAATGATCCAGCACAGGTTGCTCGATACCTTGTTAAAAATATGTCAACAGTTGGAACGGCCACTCAAAATCCTACCCCCTTTAGAGGTACACGATAATGGCATTACCTGCCTACTTGCTTGCGGCTGATAATCACAATCTTGCAAATAACAATACCTCTTGGCTTAATCCTTTAGATTGGGGAGATAAGCTTGGTAATGTGGGAAAATTTACAGTATCAGCAATAACTAGCGGAGTTTCTTCTATATATAACTCCGGAGCGGCGGCAGGTAATTTTTTTGGTGCCGATATTGAGGAAATGAATACTGCATCTACACTTGCAGCTTTTGATTCTGACTTTGCACAATACTACCAACAAAATAAAGAATCAATTGATCTTGTAGGATTTATTGGCTCCTCATTAATTCCAGGATTTGCCGGTATTAAGGCTCTTAATCTTGGGCAAAATGTTCTTCGCGGTGCAATTAACACTGGAAAGATTGGTGGGAATCTTGCTAAGCCGCTTGGCTTATTAACACCAAAAACCTCTATCTATGTTGACCTCGCTGCGGCTGAAATTAATGCATCTGTAGGTGCGGCTCGTTTGTTAAATGCACAGGCGGGTAAAGCTATTGCATCTGGGTTTTGGCAAAACACTTTAGAAGCTGCGGCTGCTGAAACATTTATCCAGGCCACATTATTCAAGTCCCCTGTTTTAGAGCAGCAGACAGTTAGTGATGTTGCATGGAATATTGCAATCGGTGGCGCAGTTGGTGGAGTCATTGGCGGCGCATTTTCCGTAGCTAAGATCCGTGGACAATTAAAAGAAGCTGTTACGCAGGAAGATATTCTTCGCCAGCCGTATACTGTGCGACCAGCATTTGCTGAAAAAACAACTCCCAGTGAGCGTATTGTATCTTTGGCTTGGGATGCGGAAATGTCAACTGTCCCAATTCTAACGCGCAATGCCGATGGAACTATCCCAGCTTCCTACGGCGTAAGTAAAGAATTGTATGAAGGAAAAATTAAAAATGATTTCCTGGACATTCGCACACAGACACATAAGTTAAGTGATGATGTGACCGTAGGTAATATGCTTGCTAACGGCATTACTCCAGTTCCAGGAGAGCTTGGTTATTCATCTCGGTATCTTGAAAATTTTCATGGCGCAGTAGCAATTACTCGCGCTGATAGATTTACTAAAATTGAGCTTGATGCTGCTAAGGCAATGGTTAAAGGTGAAATTCCTAAACATTATCCAGCCTCAAGATTTGTTCGTCTTGTTGGTGAAGGGGCTGGTGAAACTCTTACTGAAGCTCCGCTGGTTAAATCCTTGGGAGATATTTATGCCGGCAAAGAATCTATTCACGGCGCGATTAAAGATTATGGGTTTACTACTAAAACTACGTGGAATGCCGCAGCGTTAAAGGGAGTTAAAGCTCATTTAGAGGGAGAAGCTAGACACATTTGGGCGTCTAAAATGTTGCCAAAAATTCCTGAGGGAACTATCATTCATGCAAATGACATTCCACTGCTTGAGCGGGCTTTTGATGATAAGTTTCTTGATATTAAAATAGTTAGTGGTGAAGGAATTGATCTTGTTGTCACTATTCCAGCCTCTGTTAAACAACTAGAAGAAATTCTTGTTAAGCAAAAAGTTGATGTAGCTAATGATCTCTTGCGAGAAATGTCTTATAAAGGTGGCATCCCTGTAGAATTCGGCACTGAAGCTATTGCTAAGATTGTTAACACTCGAAAATCATATCTTGAAGGTACTATTAGTGCAAATAGTTATGATGATCTTTTTGCCCACCAAGGTGATAAAAAGAAATATTTTGATTTCTTAGCTGCCCGAAAAATTTCGTTGCTTGATGGAAAACTTTCAGAAGGCATTGATCCTCACTATCTTCCTAAGCACGCTAAGATTGTTTATGATTTAGCTGCTGGAAATACTCCTGAAAATGTGTCTAATGCCGTTAGCTTTTTTAAGGCTCAACAACAGATATATCAGGATGAAGCTAAGATTGTAGCTAGCCGAGTTCTTGGTAATGCTATTGACCAGCTTCCTGACATTTCAGACGCAGCAATGGTTAATGCTAATCGTTTGGGTGCCAGTCCTGGGTTGTTTAGTTCACAGAATAATAACTATGGAACTCTTGGCTCATCAATGGCTAAGGTGGGCTCTGTAACTCGTGATACAAAACAAGTAGTTCGCACTGAAGTATCTAAGCAACTTGAATCTCCACTTGTAAGGTTGGGAGAAAAGCAAGAAGCAGCTTTTGAATTTGAAGGATTTAATCAAAAAGCTTCTCGTTCTGGAAAATTATGGGTTCGTTATTCTGATGACGATGGCGCTAACTACATGGTTACCAGGGAAGTAGCTAAAAAGATTGAGGCTGGAATAATTGAAGATTTTGGTGATGAGCTTATTCCAATTGTTAATCGTGAAACCTGGGATGCAATTACAGTTCATATCTCTGAGACAGGTAAGCGAACTGTAAACAAATCAGAAATACGCGCACAGCAAGGACATACTGATAGTAAAGATCCTAATGTGTTTCGTCCTATTCGTCCTGACCTTAGAAACTACCCACACTTTGCATTTGTGAGTGACCCAAGAGTTACTGGGGCCGGCCACACTACAATGATTCATGCAGCTTCTGAAAAAGAATTAGCTGAACTTGCTCGTCGTGTACCTCCGGAATATGAGGTGAGATTTAAAAAGGACACGGAAGATTTTTACCGGGCCCGCCAAGAATATGATTATCAGCGAACGCTTAATGAGAACTACATTGATTCAGATTTAGCTTCTAAAGGTGTGTTTAGTAACTTCTTCCCTAAATCCGATCCTCAGAAAATTATTGATGATATTCTTCAGCAACATTTTCGTGAGAGTGATGTGCTTGTTCAGGAAGCAGTTCGCCTTCGCTATGAACCGCTGTTCAGCTTTTTAGAAGATCAAGGTAAAAATCTTTCAAAAGCTGAAACATCTCGCTTTGCTTCTCGTGCACGGGACATTGAAGAAACTTCTGATAATCCATTCTTTAACTATATTAAGACTGCTTTAGATATTAGTAAGGCACCTGAAAATAAACTTATTTATGGATTTAACAAACTTTTAGATGAATCAGTTTCTAAGGCTGTTGGATCAATCCAAGAAACATTCTTTTCAAAAGTAAAAAGTCCTGCCGATCTTGAGCTTATTAATGCACAGTTGGATAAGTTTGGATTAAAGCCTGCTTATTACGATGCTGCACTTCAGGCACTTGCAAACCACACTGCTCCCAAAGGAGAGTTAACTAAGTTTGTTCGCCGCGCTAACTCACTTTTATCTTTATTTACTCTTGGGCTTGATCCATTAAATGCTGTAAATAATGCCATTGGCAGTAACATTCTTCGCTTTACTGAGCTTGGGCACATTACAAGAGCTATTAAGGAAGGTAATACTAAGGTAGCTGGAGAGCTTGCACTGTTGACTAGGATTAAACTTCCTGGTGTTGAGCAGTCCATCCTTTCCCCTACAAAACTTGTTGCTCAAGCAATAAAGAATTATTTCAAAGACGATGGTACGATACTAAACATTTATCGTGCTGAGGGAATTATTAAATCCCGTGAAGACCAGCTAAAAATGCTGATTGATGATTTCACGCTGAAAGGAACTGAAAGTGTTTCTGACTTGGAATCTCGAATTTCTGGAGGAATGGCTCGGTTAAAAGGATACGCTGAGAAAGGTGAAAAGCTTTCTTTAAATGCACATGCCGAGGAATTTAATAGATTTCTTTCAGCCAATGTGATGGATCAAATTTCAGATGTTGCTGTTGCTAACGGGCTAATGACGCAAGCAGAAGCTAAAGCTTATCGCAATACTTTTGTAAATCGTGTTGAGGGTAATATTATTGCATCGCAGCGTCCATTGATATTTCAAGGACCAATTGGTCAAGCTATTTCTCTATTTCAATCTTACCAATTTAATCTTATTCAACAACTTTTTCGTTACGTTGCTGAAGGATCGAAAAAAGATTTAGCAATGCTTGCTGGATTGCAAAGCACTCTTTATGGGATTCAATCTCTTCCTGCATTTCAGTTTATTAACACACACATCATCGGGCAGCTCAGTGGAAATAAAGAACACCGGGATACCTATGACGCTGTCTATGGGACAGTTGGCAAAACTGCAGGAGACTTTGTCCTTTATGGATTACCTTCAAATATCCTTTTAACAAATATCTATTCGCGCGGTGACATAAATCCACGACATCTTACAATCCTTCCAACCTCGCTGCAAGAAATTCCAATTGTTCAAGGATATGGAAAATTCTTTGCGTCTCTTTTTGAGACTGCAGGAAAAATAGCTGGTGGCGGAAATGCTGTAGAGTCACTTCTTCAAGGAATTGAACACAATGGAATCTCACGTCCACTGGCTGGATTGGCTCAGACATTACAAGCTATTCCTAGTGGAACTGCCTACTCTACTTCTGGCAAAGGAAGCATCTTATATTCTAATGATTTATTCCACCTGGCTACTTTATCTCGCCTTGCTGGAGGTCGCCCATTAGATGAAGCTGTTGCAAATGATGCATTGTTTCGTATTAAAAGTTATGATGCAACTCGTAGAGCGCAAATGCTTTCACTTTCTGAGCGTGTTAAAAGTACGCTTATCGGTGATGAAACATCCAGTGATGAACAAGTAATGAGGTTTGCTCAGCAATATGCAGAACTTGGCGGAAAACAAGCTGGGTTTAATAAGTGGATGATGGAATTATATAAGTCAACCAATGTCCCACAAACTCAGCAATTAGCTAATTCTTTAAAAACTCCTTTTGCTTATAAAATGCAACTCCTTATGGGTGGATCAGATGAATAAATCTTTATTAGTGGCCCTATTCTTAGCTGCACCAATTACGGCCAATGCAAAATTTGACTGCATTCCTGGACTGTTTGAGTGGAGTAGCGTATATAATTTTGAAGGTACTGAATATTCCTGGCTTTGCCGACGGGCTGATGGAAAGTATTACATTAATGGTTTTGCAGTACTGACTAACTATGAAATACCTACTGCGTGCAAAGACGAACTTGCACAATTAAAGCTGCTTAGACTTACCGGTACTGCTCTAAATGCTGAATTACTAACTACTGCAAATAAAGTATTCGATAGCTGCAAAACTTCTTCACCGATTGTTGGCAGTCGTGATGATGTAGTTATGAAAGTACTTCACAGTGCTACTATTGTGCTGTGGAATCCACCAGTACCGGCAGTTGTATATGTGGTGAAGCCAAATGCATCTCTTACCTATCGTTTTACTTATCCCATTATCCCTGATACAGGTAAAAGATCGTTAACCTATAATGGGCGTGCTGATGTTAATGTTACCTGCGATCCTAGTAAGGCAAAAGTTGTGGAAGGTACAAATATTTATATGGCATTTGCTCCATTGTTTAACCCTAAAACCGTAACTCTTTGTGCATTAAAGCCATGAGCAGTACCCAAACTTATGGATTCCAAGGAACTGATCCACTTGGAATTACACTAACTGCTTCAGGACAGGTAATTCCTGGAGTGGCAGGTAAAAGGATCAGAGTATTTGCGTGGTTTGCAAGTACTCTTTTAGCTACATCAATTAAATTTCAATCAAATGCTACTGATATTTCAGGAACATTTGCATGTGCTGATAAAGGAGGTCATGTTATTCCTCATGTGAATCTTGCTTGGATGGTAACAAGTCCAGGCGAATCATTAAATCTTAATATGACCGTGGCTACAACCGTTGGATTACAGGTGATTTATGACATTGTTGAATAGATTTAGGCAAGCAGTTAACGCGTTTAACCGCCCAAGTGATCCAGTATATCTTAATCCAGTTATCTTTACTCGAGGTAAATGGGTTATTGTTGCTAACCAAGTAGGAATTATTTCTGATACTTCGGAGGCTGGATATTTTATTGTCGATCTTGTTGATCCGCAAGGAATAACAGTTTCTCGCGGCCGCTGTGAAGTAGGTTCTGTAAGATTAGCAAGGCGAGATGAGATTCCAGAACCGCGCCGCCCATCTGTTGAGCTTGGCCAATCACTTGGTTATAATTAAGGATAATATAAAATGGCTTATAATGTTCCAGACGTAGGTGAGAATAAAATTGTCGAGATGGCAGTTAATAAAACTGCTCCTGAAAATTGGGTGTTACGATTGTTTGAGAATAACATAACTCCCTCTGATACCGATGTGGCCGGTACTTATACTGAAGCAAACTTTCCTGGCTATGCAGCAATTACATTAGTTGGAGCTACTTGGGGAGCCGCCGCAGGTGGAACTACCACTTATGGTGCGCAACAAACATTTACTTGCTCCGGTGTAGCTACTGATGATATTTACGGCTACTATTGCACACAGCTTACTAGTGGTGTTCTTATGCTAAGTGAGCGAGATGCTTCAGCTCCGTTTGCTGTACGTAACTCTGGCGACCAAGTAAAAGTTACTCCCAGCTTATCAGGGAATTAATACAATGTTATTACTCACAGGTACAGGTGATCTTTTAAGGGTTATAACAAGTGCGGCCGGGGACATTGAAATATACGCGGCGCATCTTGATAACAACGCTGGAGTAATAACACCTAATAGAACTGTTACTCCTTCCATAACCACGGCAGCTACAACTACTATTGTAGGTAGCCCAGGTTCTGGTATTCAGCGAAATGTTAAACACATTAACATTTTCAATAATCATGCATCCATTGCTAACACCGTTACCGTAGAAGTATTTGATGGTACTAATGCTGCGGAATTAATATCGTTAATCCTCTTACCTGCTGAGGTATTAACATTTAATGCTGAAGGTGCCTGGAAAAGATATGCTGCAAATGGTGCTGAATATCCTCCCGCTGGCTTAGGTGCATTTGCTGGCAGAACTGCTGGATTTCTTAAAATTGGCACAGCGTCAGATGCTGTTGGTTACTGGTATTGCACATCAAAAGATAGTGGATTTCCTGGAGCTTGGGCACCTGGCACTCCTGGATTAAATGGCAGAGTTACAGATGGAACTGCCGCAGCAGATGCTGGCTGTTTTTTAATTGCTAATCCCGCTACTGGAGTTAACTATCTCACAGCAGCAGATATTGGTGCATCACTTGCTCACCTGCACATGTTATTTGATGTGCTGTGGGTTAATTCCGGAACTGTAGTTACTACAACTACCGCACAGGCAATTGCTTCTCCGGCATTTCCAGCACGAGATGTAAATGGATCTACTAATGGCGAAGGATTAATGATTGGCTTGTTAGTTGTTGCCGCTAGCACTCTTGCCGCCGTTTCCAGTGCAGCAACCGTTAGTTATACAAATAGTGATGGCACGGCTGGTAGAACTGCTACATTGGCTGCTATTGTAGGCTCACAAGCTCCAGCTACTCCAGTTATTGGAACTATTGTTTGGTTTAATCTTGCAGCCGGCGACAAAGGTGTTCGTAGTATTCAAAATATTACTCTCAACATTTCCTGGCTTACTGGTACTCTTTCACTTCTCGTAGCTAGGCCAATTAAATATGTTGGTAACAGTGTAGCTAATCTGATTGGACAACCTGCGGGAATGATTCAATTGCCCGGTATAAGATTGTACAACAATAGTTGTATTCTTCACTGTAACTTAGCTAGCGCTGCAACGGCTACACTGTACTGTGGGGATATTACTGTGCAGGAGAAATAACATAACAACACTTTTCTCACTGTCTCGCACAGTAGTACCGGCGCAGACATTATCTATCCCAATTCAGGTCGTGCCTATTGGAGTAAATAATGTAAAGGTAACAATTAATCGTTTCGACTGGCCGGTATTCACAAAAATTGTCGCAGCTAAAATTGAGTTAAGTTTTAATGCTGGCGCAACGTGGCCGCAGGCATTTGAAATTTGGATGGATGGCGGGAAGATCACCTACAAAGATAACACAGATGCGCCGAGCGGCTTGTTATTTGAAATGCGTGAACCGCAAAATGCTGGCCGCCGAGTTCGTGGAACTGTAGTTATTGCTACTGCAGTCGATGCAAGCCTGTTGATTGAGGCAATCTAAGTGGCGATCACACGCACAGGAACTGGTTCAGGGAAGGTTACTGTCGCAGGCGCAACCACGCTCGTCATCACCATCACAACCACCGCGAATAGGCATCTTGTTATTGCGGGCAGTACCGCACAGCAGTTGCTTTCATCGGTGGCCGACAGTGGTTCCGGGTCCTGGACTATCAAGATCAAAACCTCCACTATCGGCGCAGGAGCCGGGAATCACGGCTCCTATGTTGCCTACAGCGAAAATCGTGGGTCCATCACTTCTGCAACTCTCACATTCGCAGGCGCTGCGTACTCGCACGCTGCCCTGGATCAGTGGGACGGTGTAGCAACATCTTCATCTTTCGATGTGCAAACTGACGCAGAAGGAGCAGTCAGCACAGATACTTGGGGTTCTGGAAATCTCACAGCTGGCGGCAACAACTATCTGATCTACGGCGCAGCAAGCGGTGACGATTCAGGGGCGAATCCTTGGAATGCACCCGGAGGTGCCTGGACTGAAATCTTTCAGGACGGCGATACCTCAGTCAACACGGCAACGAATACGGTATTCCAGATTGCGTCGGGTAGTTCAGGGCCGTTTTCTGCGACGTTTGATTACACCGGTATGGATGGTGGCGGGTATGCAGGCTGCTCTTGCTTGGTTTCGTTCAAGTCCGCATCTGCGGGTGCTCCAGTATTTGCAACTTTAGGACAGTTTGATCCTGAACTTCGTATAAAAGCTTGGTTCTAATATGTATTCACATCACCTGCTTATTGAGGGATGGTATGATGAAGATTTCATAGCAGCCGCAGCGTCTGGAAATGTATATACTCTAACTGCCAATGGGGTAATTACATTTTCAGGGGGCGGCACAATACCACTTATAAAAACAAATGTTATTGATGCCGGCGGGGTTGTAGCTTTTACCGGAATTGCCCAGTGGCTTAAAACAAAAATACTCACAGCGCTGGGATTAATAACTTTTACTGGAGCAGTTCCATTAATACGCACTCGCGTACTTACGGTTATTAGCGGCGGAATAGTATTTGCTGGCGGAGTTATTATTAATCGCGCTCATGTGTTTTTCAGCACCGGCGTAATAATATTTACTGGCAGTAATATATTCACTCGGACACGGGTACTAGCATCTGTCGGTGTGGTTAATTTAACTGGCACAGTAATTAATAATCACACTAAAGTACTTACAACAACTAATGGGGGTGTAGTAGTTTTTTCTGGCAGTAATGCTATAACATTTGTTGATGATCCAGGAGCACCTGGGGGAAGTGGAAGTAGTAATTTCCTACGACTTCTTGGTGTCGGTACTTAACTAGGTAAAGGAACATAATCATGAATCTGTTAAATGCCTTAGGTGGCGATATTGGCGAATCTATATTTAATTTCGGTGGTAAACTGATTGATAAAATTTGGCCAGATAAAACTGCACAAGAGGCTGAAAGAGCTAAAGCACAGTTAGCACTTATTCAGCTTCAGCAAGATGGAGAATTTCGCATTCTTCAAACACAGATGAGTGCCATCCTAGCTGAAGCTCAAAGTGCTGATCCTTGGACATCAAGAGCGCGACCTACATTTATGTATGTTATTTACATAATGATTATAATGGGAATACCTATGGGATTTCTTAGTGCATTCAAGCCGGAAATTGCACTGGCAGTAGCTAATGGGATGAAGCAATGGTTAAATGCTATTCCTGATTCACTATACACATTGTTTGGTGTTGGCTATCTTGGATATGCTGGCGCTAGAAGCTGGGATAAAAACACTGAAGCTAAGGTAGCAATAGGTAAGTGATACTTATCCTTAATTAACGGACAAAAGAAAGCCCCAATTAAGGGGCTTTTTTACGTCTGCATATTTGTGTGTTTTGTGCCTGTGTATTTACGGCGGCTCAATGAATGATTGACTGCACGTGTATTGTTCTACGTTTTTGCAATTGCTCAACAAGAACACCGCACAGTTTTACAATATCATCTTGTGTATATGTCCCATCAAGAACAACTCCAGCCCAAGCTGCAATTTCATTTATCTGAATATATACATCTTTATCTGGCTGCCCATGAAGAATAACTAATAGATCAGGATGTTTTTGAATTTCCTCTCTTAATGCTATTAGTTCTTCTGGAAACATTTCAATATTGTATTTTCCTAAATCTCCCATCCTTGGCTCCTATAAATAGTTTTAAGACATTCGGATTGATAAAGTGCATCATCCAGTGCATTGTGTGGAAGGCCAGTGTTAATTGGCGGCTCAATGCGGTAAAACAATTTACGCAAGGTACGAAAATCGCGCACTGAATTATATTTCCATGCTTGATGAATGTGATGGCGACGGCAAAGATTGTTAAGGATTGGAATATCAAAATCAGTTCCGTTTGACCACAGCTCAGTTATTTTATTGTCAGCAAAAAACTGATTGAGATTACTGATTCCTAGCGATAACGATGTTGAGCCATTGATTGGAGGATTTCCTTGTTTGGTCCACCAATCAACTGTACTTACATCAATATCCCGATCACGCTGCTCAGCAATATTAAATTCACAGTAAAATTGCTTAGGGGTATCTTCAATAGTGCAGGCACCTACACTTAATACTACTGTATTTGGCGTGAGTGCATATGATTCAAAATCAACCATAATTTTAGTCATTAGCTTTTACTCCTGTTTATCTGCACGCTCAATGGCAGCATGATCGCTGTATTTTAATCCTACATATCGCTTAGCCAACTTATCTGCATTATACTGAAGAACTTCTTGTTCTGTGATTCCACAGTGAGTCATCATTGCTTGCATGTAAAAGCGCAGATCACCAAGTTCCTCAAGAACATTTGTATGGTCAAGAGGTTTATTGTAAATCCACTCTTTTTTAACTGCATCAAGAAGTTCTCCAGCTTCTCCGATAATTCCAACTGCGGCGTGCAAGCGATTCATGGTTGCGGCGCGATCACCAATAGCATTCTTAAACAGCCCAGCTACAAATACATCATAGCGAACTGCTTCAGTGTGCCCAGGTTGCGCTGCTGGAAGTATAACATACCCAAGTGAACTCATAATTTCATTCCTTTTTCTTCGTTACTTAGCAATGAATAATCAACCAAGCCATCAGCTAATTCTTGAATAACTTTTCTTTTTGGCAAGAAGCCAGCGACAGGTGAATTAACACGCTGTATTTTATCTGCTTCAGCTAGGTTGATAAGGATTTCCGCAAGCTGTGGTAACTTTTCAAGATCAGCATGTACGTGATACCATATATCTTTAATAGTTACTACAGAGTTTGCGCTATAAATTACTTCAAGAACTTTATGACTTACATCGCTGTTTTTTCCTTTTCCAAATTGTCCGAGTGCTTTTGGCATAAACTGCTCAGCGTAAGTGAGAATTGTATTTGCATAGAGGACAGTTGATTCTGTAATTGTGACAGATAATCTACTTGCGCTAATAACAAGACATAGCTTAATGAGGTGGTTGAATCGTCTGTTAGAGTAACTTTCAAATCTGACGTCATCAACCCTATTATTTGATTGATAGATGACGTCAAGTAATCTTTCTGCCCCTCTAGATAGTGCCGCAATTCCCAACTGTTTGTTTTTAATTTCGATAAGGTATCGTATAAGCCACTCTGTTGCTTCGGTGTCAGGCTGTTTAGGAAATGTGATTCGCTTACCATTTGGCTCTCCATATATAAGAAGGATGCGTGAAAAGAAACCTTGCCCTAAGATTTCCGGTGGAAAGGCAAGAGCAAAACCTGTAGGAGTATTACCCCCAAGGATATTAACAGTAGGATTGTTAATAGCGACAGACTTTCCAGTTTTGATACGATTTCTGTATGTGCCACTGTAATCCCAAAGATTACCGAGAAGGCTGATAAACTCAATATTACCATTGCCGAAGAAGTCATTAAACTCATCAGCCATAATGAAAATTTCTGCATCTTGGTCATTTGCTGCTCCAAATAAGTTTTGTTCAAGAATATCTTTTTCTGTTGCTGAACCTCCCTCACCTGCAAGGTCTAGCATAAATTTTTCTTTAGTACTTTTATCCGCTGCTATTGTGTTATATCCTGCCTGAATAAGAAGTTTACGCATTAATTTTATAGCGCTACTTTTTCTTGTACCTGCTGAACCTATAAGCATTGTATACATGTTAGGATGTATAGTGAAATGCCCATGATTAAAATAATACTGCCTTCCTAAAAGCGCAGCTATTCCGGTTATTAATGCCCACCTATTAAAAATAGCTGGAGGTTCAGCACCGGAAGTATAATCAAGATAGTGGGAAAAAAGATCAAACCCACTTGCCTCCTGAGTTGGCAAGAAATTCTCCTAGTTAGGATGTAAAAAACCTGAGGGAAATTATCTTTTAACTGACTGAGATACTCTGATAAGCTCAGCATGAAATTGCGGCCACATAGACTGGCGAACGTATATTTTATTTTCTTGTCTAGCTATTGCATTGTTTGGTATATTATCAAATATGATATCATTATCAGCCCGCACATAGATATGGAAGCCAGTAAATAAATTATGTGATTGTCCAAATGTGGAAGACTGATTGTTATTATTCATTTTAATAGCTCTGCAATTTTAGCGTGCGCTTCCCCTGACCGCAAAAGAGCAAACCAGTTATCTGTACCGATGCTATTTATGTACTTAGCTATTTTAACTGTCTCACTAACACTATAATAATCACTGCTTTGTTTTGTATTCATTTTACTAAACGAATGATCCTGTGTAATGCGTCCATGTGTGAGCATATCACCGAGGTCTTTTAAGTCTTTAGGAGCATCGGGCCAAGCATTTAATGCGCGATTGACTAGCTCAGTAAATTGATTTATAGCTTCTTCATCTACTATTGATAATTTTATTTCTCGGGCAATATCTGCGCTATCACGATGAACTGATACGTGGATCATTCTGTTTCACTCCAATATTTTGCAGGTTTTCCATCCCGTCCGATTTTAAGGTCAGCGGGGACTGTAAATGTTCGTGTAACTCCAGATACATCCTGGACTGAGACAGGAATTTCCATAAGTTCCTTGACTCTTGTAGCATGAGATTCCATCTGCTCGGCATAGCTGAAGAAGATTGAATCGTGGATTTGTGCATGTAATCTAAAAGTCGCTGGATTAGGAAGGGCCATTTCATAGAACACTTTCATGAATCCTTCGTTGAGAGTTCTTGCATTAAGTGATTGAGGGCAGTGAGCGACGTATGCATTAAGATCAAGTTTTGATTTATCTGGTTTTCCAAAGCAATATCTCGTCCAATCTCCAGATTTAATGTACTGCTCAGGTTTATAGTTTTGAAGGTTGTAGCTTGTATGATGAAAAGCTCTACTCGTAAGTTTTTTAGTAATTGCAATCTGTTCGACGACCCAGGCATAGTAAGTTCCTGCTGTAAAAGGAGCAGTAATTCCTCGAAGTTTGACGTAAGTGGCATGAAATTTATCCAATAAAAATGCAGCTATTTTTCGAGGATCATTTTCTCTTACACCTAACAATTTAGCTGCCTCAAAGATCATCTCAAGGCCCATCGTATCTACAAGAACATCTGGACCCATGTTGTAATTAGCGCCGTGATTAACACGCTTAAATAAATCACGCAGCTTTTTGTTCTTAGTCTTTTTTGTACTATCATCATAAATAGATTCATAGGATTGCCCAGACATTACACTAGCGTTTACGCTGTGAAAATCTCGCACGCCAGAAACTGCGGCAATCATTCTTGCATCGCCGCAAATGTGCGCAGTGTCCCATGTTTCTGCTTGACGGAGATCACTCTCTCCAAAATAAAACCCAGGGGCAGAAACAATAGTTTCTCTGATAATTGGTCCAGCCCTGACTGGTACGTTTTGAATATTAGCTCCACACCAAAATGCGTGTTCTCCACTTGCAAGTCTAGCGGTATCAGTTCCATGCGGATTTTGAGAGTAGAGCCAGAATCCTTGAAACTCTTTTGCTCCACCTTCTCCTTCATGTATGCCACTTTGCTTAGCATCTTCATCTGTTCTTAGATACGTTGTTGCTAGTTTTCTTAGGCCGCGAATTTTGATAATTTGGCCAAGGATTTTATTGTTAAGAGGGTGACGAAACATTGCCTTTTTAAGGAAGATTTCTTTGGTAGATGTAATGTCCCCGCAACCCAGGATCTTAAGCAAAGTTTTGACTTGGACGGGCGAGTTAGGATTAAATGTCTTGCTCCCAAGCATCCTACGTAGCGACGATAACTGTGCTTCAATAGAAGCTTCCACTTCTTTTCGTTTCTCAATTAACTTCTCCTGATCACGAATTAGCCCAGTCATTTCCGCAAGAAGACAAGGAAATACTAACGGAAATTCTAATGTATAGTTTCTTTTAACCCAGTCGGGGGAGGAAAGGAGTTGCTGAATCCAGACGTTTGCTGTGGCCCATGTATCAAGAGCATTGTACTTATAGTATTCAAAAACATCGCTTGTTTCTGCCAAATCCTTCCAGTATACCACTTTTCGTAAAAAGAAGGCATTAAGAAAAGCAAGATCCTTTGGTAGCTCGGAATACCAACTGTGAAAGTAATGTGCAGTATCCCATAGCCAGTTTCTAACTGGTGCATTATAGCGTAGGAGGTAGGCATTGTCATACTTGCCATTTTGAAATATTTTTTGAGCCGGGAGATCATTGAATTTTCTCATCCATGCTAAGTTATATTCACTGTTTACTGGAAATACTACTGAACGAGTTGTTATTGCGTTGACAGCCGAAATGAATACAGCCGTATATCCAATACATCGAATGGCTAATGGAGATTTTAATGTTTCAATATCAACAGCAATTGCATAAGCTGTAGAAAACTGCTGATATGCTTCAGGAAAAGATGCTGCGTCAAGAATATCTTTAGTACTGAAAGAAAAAGTAGATGGTTCAGCCCACGCAGTTGTTGAAACTACTTTAGATATGAATCGTTCGCAGATAAATTTTCCATAGGGAACTGTGAATAGCTGTGCAAGGGGGCTAACAAAGACAATCTCGATGGATTTATAAGTAAATACGGAACCGGCGTAATCATTGAGGGATGGAGAATCTTTATTGTTCCCAAGATTGGATAGAAGCTTTGAAAGTATCGCTGTATTTGTGGATACAACTGCGTTGATTTGTCGTTTTGCACAGTACATCTCCAATTGAGTTAGTAATGCAAAGGGTTCTATGGATACATAGGTGTTCCTACCACCAAACATTGATTTGAGGTATGGAAAGTATGGTTGGTCAAAAGATGTGCCTAAGAATAGACAGTTATTGACTGTCATTTGCTTACGGTCTCAATAATTAATTTTTTTTTAACATGAATAACTTCAGCAGTTCCTGGAATAATTGTAAGCAGTGAGTCACGCACGCGGACTGCAAAAATATCTCCACGATTTACTACTTCATGAATCATCGTGCTTTTGAATAGTGGCTTAGCTGGAACTACGCGAATGTAAAGATTATCTTTGTAATAGAATGTTTTCATTTGGTGTCCCTAACCAGACTCGAACTGGTATGGATTTCTCCGAGAGATTTTAAGTCTCTTGTGTCTACCGATTTCACCATAGGGACTCTCCTGTTAAATGTTAAGTGATGTAATTAGTGCCCGCTACAGTCTTGTGAACTATAACGGGCAAGGTATTACAGCACGCTCAGATTGCTAATGTCCATATACAGCTTTGTCTTATCCTTGTTTGGACGTTGAGTAGTAACAACAAGAACTTCACTGTTTTGAGCATCACTCATAAGTTCACTAAGCTTTTTATTTCCGTGAACTTCCAAGAAAGGTTTCATCAATTCCTTGAATTTACCTTGTCCGAGTTCATTATCCAGCATGTAAAGAACGCTAGATTCATCGCCCTTAGCGATAGGCTTATCGTCTTGCGGATTGGTGAGTTCCTGAGTCTCAATACCAATAAGCTTAACTTCTACGCAGGGATGATTATTTACTGCTTTCTTTTCGAACTTAATAGTGGCTGTGTGAGCACCATTAGGAAAGTTCTTAAACTCTGGCACATCTGCGAGATCATCGAGAGTACCGTCAAGAATGGAATCCATATCAAAAGATTTGTTTGCGTCAGTCATGATGATTTACTGTTACCTGTTAAGATTTAGGAATGAGATTGATATTAAACGCTTCTTTAAGTGCCAGCTCTGCACATGTATACATAGCTGCCTTGCTTGCTTCGTTGGTTATTTCATAGCTAGAACCTCCTGGGATTAAAAGATTACCTTTTTCTGACTCGTGGTTAGAAATACCTACCACACCATTATAATTTGGGCGAGTTAAACAAATAATTACTCCACCGTTATTTACTATCCAATCAGCTTCATCTTGAAAACGAACATCTGGAATAATTACTGTGTGACCTTCTCCGTATTCACCTTCATCCTCAAGAACTAAATCACCGTTGATTGTGCCTTCAAGTCGCTTAATCCAAAAAGATTTATCTGGCTCAGCTGAAACAAGCCTATAAATTTGATCACGAAAAATTTCCGTGCCCATAAACTGAGCAATTTGTCTTGGCGATACATTCCAATAAGGATGAATTTTTTCTTTGACTTCCGGTGTACTGAACTGTTCTAGCTGAATACCAAATGCTTTTGAGCAAGCTGCTTTTAGTGGATCAGCAAAGTGTTCAATATATACGTTTGTATATTCTTCATGAAAATATAGTGCAAGCGTATCTTTACCTACGCCGGCGTGGCCATGAATACCAATAAGTTGAATGCCTGGCTTAATCATTTAGATGCTCCTACAGATGCTTTCATAGCTGCCAATCTTTCTTTAAGATCAATTGATGCTTTTACGGCTGGGATTGATTTATCAGTTGCCTGAGTTACTGTTTCACTTGACTTGCCAACTCCTTTAAATATTTGGATAAGTGACGCAGTTCCTGACGCTTCAAGATTAGAACCCGTTCTACTTCCCGTAAGGATATTGTTTGCGTAAGTAGTGCTGGATGCTGCGACATGCTTTTTATTTTTGACTTCACAGTAAATAACCTCGTCGAAATACTTAGCAGTATTGCGGCTGAAGTTTCTAGTTCCTGCCGTGGGGACAAGCTTTTGTTTGCCATCTTCCATCTCCACTTCCGTTTCGTGAGAAATACAAACTATATGAAAAGGTGCTTGCTGAACATGAGACAGGAATACATCCATTAGCTTACCAAGATTTCCCCAATCTTCAAATTGCATCCTATAGTCATCTGGTTTATCTTTAGTTATGTGGGCAATAGCGCTATTCGTAAGTTGTGTAAGAGAATCGAACACCACAATAGTATCAAGAGGCAAAGCAGCGAGTTCAATTTCAATAAACTGCGCACCTTCTTTTGTACAAGTAGCACAATTCCATTTACCGTGTGCTTCACAGATTTTTCCTTTATTTCCACGAATAGCTTTAAGGCAAGTTTCAATAGCAATTGGAAAACTTCTTGTATCCGGAATGGATATTAGCTCAATACGATCTTGATTCTCCTGAGGAAGCTTTAGTAGAGTATCTACACCGTTTTCCAAATCAAACCATAAGAGATTAAATTCGTTGGATAGTTCACCAGCTAACTGTGTCTTACCTGATTTAGGCGGACCAAATATTAGACATCGGTGAGATTTTGATAAAGTTTTTTGTGATAGCTTTATGATATTACTCCTTGTTATTTACTTAGCTGAGATTCAAGCAGATCAGCCAGTGACAGGTTAATCTGATAATTCATCGTATCTTCTTCTTCTGGTGTGCATGACTTTGTTAGTAATGCTGTGGAAAGACTACAGGAATTTATATACTCACACTCCCTGAAAAAAGAATAACAAGATTCACCACGCATCGGATAAATACCTGAGTCTTCATACATTTTAATTGTATCAATGTCTAATAGCAATTCACGAATCCACAATGCTCGCTGAAGAAAGGATTTTGTAAATGGAATTGCACTATATTCACCTTGCTTTGTGTTATAAATGAGATAGAGTACAGTGTAGGAAGAAAGATTAGGAAATATTGCATCAAGCACTACGCTGTAACCAATGGCTTGGGCACTGTTTTTGAACTGCGCAGTATTCGTAGTTGCGGCACCAGTTGTTTTGCATTCGAGTACGATAATTTCTTCAGTAAGGCGATTACGCAACACTGCATCTACGTGCCCACGAAATCTAAAACCATCAGGGAAATTAATGCAAAAACTAAGTTCCGCAGCAGGCTTTCCATTGTAATTAACAAGCTCATAATCACTTAAGAACCCTGCCTCTCTCATTGCAATGAAGCGTTTAATAGCGATTACTGCACCGAAAAAGGATTTGTTTAGTTTTTCATCGGCTGCAAAGAGATCAGTGTGCCAGCCCAAAAACATCTTCCAGATTATTTTTTCCGTGCCGCAATTATTAAATGCAAGCTGGATAGCCTCTCCGACGATATGGCCGTAGGCAAAGGTGATTGTACTTTTAATAGATTCTTCGGCTCGCTGAGTGGTACGGAGTTTATAAAGCTGGAATTTTCTCGGGCACGAGTGCAATGTAAGAAGTGACGAATAGCTGAGTTGGCGAATCCTGTAGTCAACTGATCCTTCATATCCTGGCTCACTGAAAGATGTTCGCACATTTCTTTCTGATCCGTCCAAGAGTATTGCTCCACCACTGCCAGAGAATAATCCCGAATCATAAATAGGTTTGTCGAGTAAGTCAAATTCGGAAGGCATGATGTTAATTCCTTTATCAGTGGACCGTACTGCTGTCTATCTATGTTTGGGTGCGTATTATTTATAGGTACTGGAATAAGCCAATTACGCAATGTTTTATAATCACGAGGCACTAATCCTGCTGCCATGCAACAAACTATCAATCGAATCTGGAATTTTAAATCCGGCGTTTGCAAATAGGACATATAGCAATCCACTAGGCTGCTGCTGTGTTGGAGCCATCTGTGTTTTACGTTGACTGCGAGGAATTTTATTCGGTATATAATCTAAAGCTATCTCTGCTTTTTTAATCTCTGAATGATTTTCAGCATAGCCTGCCAGTTCAAGAAATTCCACGCGAGCAGTGCGTGCCTTAAGAAGTTTTGCTACGCCAGCATTATATTTACGCCAAGCTTTCATAGTGCGTCATCTCCTAATTTGGTTAATTTACTTGCAATACCTTTAGCTGATTTACTACTACCACTGCTAACTTGCGATGCTAAGTGTGTCTGTGTTTGCATTTCCAGCCCATTAACAACTATCTTAATATCATCCTCAGATAAGAGAGTTACTTGTTCTGGATACTTTGATAATGTTGAATGAATTTGCTGTAACAAAGATGGCATTGTAGGGTGCCGAGAAAGAATTGCAGCAGCGAGTGCATCAACTTTTTCTCGAAGAATAAATCCTTGCGGTTGTTCAGTCATTTTTACACTAATCCTTTCTTGCCTGCGATCCAACTGTTTACAACAAGCACATCTAATTCATCACTTCCCGGAGCTGCTCTTGTTATTGATTGCACCTGTGAAAATGGAAACCACGTTTCTGATAGTTCTGGCAATACTTTTCCGCCCACTTTATGCACAATAAATTTAAGGGCTAACTCAGTTTCACCACTACGGCGTCCATGAAGTTCTACACAATTTTGATTGAGCGCAGTTCTCACAACATATTTTCCGTGATATTGTTAAATTGTTTCATGACTTTTAGCTTAAAAGTTACCACACTGTTAGTGCAGATATGGGAAAGGATGGCATAGGAAGGTTCTAGTTCTAGTTTGAATCCTAAATCTAGCCATTTTTCTTTAACAACTGCTTTGATAATTCTTGGATGAAGTGGTCTCGGAGCAGTTACTTGTACTACTTTATTCTTTTTTAATCTTAACCATATTGGTTCGTAGTATCTCATTATGTTGTGTACTAGCCACTTTCACAGAAGTGTTTTATGCTTTGACTTGTGCAACGAAGGGAGCGTGATATTCAACAGCACAGTGACCATCTAATACACAATATAATAAGAACAGTTAATGCAGTAATAGGAAGTTTAAGATCATTCCCAGGATCGTTCTCTAGTTATCGCTAATAGCGAATAAGATTGTAGAGAATTCTTATTTACGCAGCAGGAGTGTTAGCTGCAACGGCATTAGCAAGAGCAGTGCTGCTATTATCTAAATCCACCTTTAGTTGAACTAGGGGAGTAAGATCAGCACCGGGATTAGCAGCTAATGCAGCATCTACCGCAGCCTGAATGCGATCACTGATACCATTAATAAGCGTTACTGCGGATGCAATAATGCCAACGGTTTCAGTAACTTCAGTGGCGAGAGCGTCAATTTCAACAGCCATTTTAATGTATTCCTGTAAAAGATTAAAGATTGCAGATACTGCTTTTGTATAAGCAGCTAGGAGAGGAACTGGATTTGGTACAATTTCACTTTTCCTTCCATTGTAGTACCTCCGTAATTGGGGGCACTAAAATAGATTGCTGGAAAAAAAGGGAGATGGGCAGTTTTGATTCATGCCCAGGAATATCTTTGACGTTAGAGTTATAACCCTTTTACAGGGACACCGAGCTAACGCTTACAGATTTTCTTCCAGAATCACAGCCTCATTCGCAGTCAGATAGTTATCCGTGCGACGAACCAACAGTTCAATAACTTCTTGAAACTGTTCAGCATTCGGGCTATTGGAATACAGCGCGATTTGCTCTTTCAGCTTACCCAGCAGGGTTTTATTGCTCTTGATCGGAGCCATTTTCTTAACATAGATTTCAGTGGCAAGCGTAACTTGCTCCAAAGTCTTTGCAGTAGCACCGGGCATATAAGCAATGTAATCTGCAACAAAACCTTCCCAGATTTCAGTTGCAATTGCCGAAGAACGCCGATCTTCTTTCGGCATGTTGGCGACTTTTTCCCACAGCACTGCGGAAAAATCAAACTTTGCCGGATCAAAATCTTCGTTTGAGCCAACAATATCGGCAAGAACACTACGCACTGTATCTGCTGCAACTTCAAGCAACAGTTCCAGTTCTTTGCCACCTTTAGTAAGAATCTCTACCAAACCTTCTGCTGAGGGAACAGGAACAGCTTCGCATTTAACATTTGCTCGCTTGTTACCGAGTTTATCTTTCTTGAAACGAAATTCAAATGTTTTCGTATCAACAAGAGGATTTGCATTTGCAACAATGGTTTTTTGGACTTCAGTCATTTGAGTAATTACCTTTTAAGGAGGTTGATTAATAAGGGGAGATTGCGGGAAAGTTTTGAATCGGTACTTTCCCTCCACCGAGCATGAGAATGTAGCAGAAAGGGCGATGCGTGTCAACCCCTCCCCGATATAGATTAGATTTACTGTGTGGGAGATACTTGTGTTGCAAGATATTCCCAAGCTTGGCGAAATATTTCTTCCAGGTCATTCCAAGTATCTGCTTCGCAGTCAAAATGCTTTAATGATTTAGCCCACAGCTTATACAATTGTTCACCAGTCATGGTTTATTTACCTCCTAAAACAAAACCAGCATCAATTTTGCCTTTGAAGAATTCAGCTTTTTCTGCTAATGTATCTCCTTTCACCCGTTGACTGCGAATACCATTTACAAAAGTTTCAGGCTCGCAAACGATGAATAGTTCTTCCCTTGCTCTGGTGACTGCTGTATATAGCAATTCTCGTTGTAGCATAGTCGCATGGGATTGGTGGAGCATAAGAAACACTTTTCTCCATTCGGAGCCTTGTGCCTTATGAACTGTAAGACTATATCCGTATAGAAGTGCGTTAACGTCTCCTGCTGTATCAATTGTGATTTCACGTTCACTGTCCTTCATTTCAAGAGTTATACGGTGAGAACATTTCTTGACACGATCTTCGGCATCGGAAGATGCAACTGCGCCAAGAAGAAAGTCAATGTTATCATCTCCCTCTTTTTCTTCTTGCACATGGCGTACAGTATCATGCCCCCAATAATCTAAAGTAGTGGAAGGAGGTAGGAATGGTACGCCAGCATAGGCTGGATTCTTTTCAATAGCTGTAATGACAGCATCTTCTTTATCGAACAATACTTTTTCCCCTACCCGAAAATAAGCACGGTTAAATCCTGCAATAATTTGATGCACTTCGCTATTGTTTATTTTAGCGAGATAGTTTGCAATTCCTTTATTTAGCTCATCTGTGCCAAATGCTTTATTGAAAGGAATAAGAATCATATCTTCTTCGGGATCGTATGCTCCTGACTCATGCAATCCTGTTGCTTGTTTTGCAGGATCAGATTGCAGATGTTTATTACCGCAGAACATCAAGATTACTGTGTTTAATGCAGCATCGGCAGATATTTTCTTTTTCCAGGGACGAATTGTTAATTGATTTGGGAATTTCCAAGCAGAGAATTCTTTGGCCTCAATACCAACACCTGAAAGAATACGATGCGCCAACGAAATAATCGGACTCTCAAGCGCTTGACGGTACACATCGGTAAGTTCAACTGTTGGAAGTTCAAGAAGTTTGAAACCAAGGATTGCTGGTCCAAATACTGGCGGTAGTTGTTGAATGTCGCCGAGAAATATAAGTTGTGGGTTATGCGGACAAGCATTTATAACCTCCTGATAAAGGTCAGTTCCAAGCATTGATGTTTCTTCAAAAATTATTGTGTGAATTGATGAAGAAAGAGGATTATCTGCATGGCGAGTAGCTTCAAATTTCATTGTATTTTTTATCTCCCCGTTACCTCCCATAACTTCGTAATAGACTGGCTGATATTCTAGAAGTTTATGGATAGTAATGCAGTTATTTTGCATTCCTGCGGGCATGTTTCTACGAATGTTTGCAACTGCTCTGCGGGTGAAAGCACAAACGATAATTCCCGGTGTTTCTGAAAGCAAGTGTTTATGCCCTGCCGCTTGGAGTATTCCAGCTTTTCCAGTTTGAATTAGTTCAGTTACTAATGCTCCTTGGCAGGTTGTTTTACCGGTGCCAGCGGCTCCGATAAGAATTGCGGATTGTCCACTAGCGCCGAGAGTGATAAACTTTGATTGTTTATCGTTGAGTGTGATTGGTTTTCCATATTTATCCAATGTTTGGGTTACGGGAAGTGGTTGATGGATTGTCGGAACATCTATTGTTGTTTCTTTTAGCTCAGATACTGGCATTTCAACCAAAGGATTTTTAGCCGCACGCATTCTGGTCAGTATTTCAGCCATGCGTTCACGGGTGATTGTATTATTCATGTTTTGAGTGTTCCTAGCTTTGGACGAATGAGTGCGTATCCACGGTCCCATCCCTTGATTCTGCGATAGGATATAAGTATTTCACTGTACTTTTTTAGCTCATCAATGTTGCAGTTATGATAACTGGTGGAATACTGTACTTCAGAATCTTGCACAGTTGGATCGATGATTGATGCATAGCAATTAAAAGCTAGAAATTGTTTAGTAGGAAGATGGCGAAGATAGTATCTGTTTAGCTGTACAATAAATGGTTTTGGAATATCCCAGTCAAGGATGCACATGGAAACAAGTGATCGAGGATTATTCATTTCCTTGCTCCTTTTTGTATTTTATAGCCATGTCCCAACGAAGTTTAGCTTGCATGTATTTGAAATTTGATGAATACTGTTCAGGTCTTGGAAGTTCAGCAGGGGCACTGGCAATCATTGCTTTAAGATTAGCTGATTGTGCATCATCTGTTGCCTCAAGAATTTCATAGGTGGATTTGAGATCCATATCTCCAAGACCTAAGAAATTTTTGTGCTTCTCATATGCTGCTCGCAAGACTTTGAAAAGTGCATTGGAGTAAATTGATCCTGCCGGCACATAATCTTCGCAGTGCTCAATCAATTCATGAAGATCATTTTTTGGTATCGTATAAAGGTATTCGTTTTTAGTGCATCGACGAATAACTTCTTTCCAGTAATCTGCAAGCGATACCTGCATTTTTGAGAATGGAGAAATTGTATTACCTTTAGGAAATTCCCCTGCTACTGCGGCCCATTCTGCAATTTCATTGGCATATGCACTAATTTGTTTATGTGGATTCTTAATCAGTCTTTGAAGTGCAGCCTCCCTTGATTGAAGTTTACGTGTTACTTGTCTGTCATCATAATCCCGTGCTTTGCCAGATGCAAATGCAGCGTATTCATGTTCCCAATTTTGAATCCAATAATGCACATTAGTTAATAGTTTTGTGTCCGGGGTTACTACAAAGTGAGGAAACACAACTGCTGGATTTTGCACTGCATTTAGTTTAATAACGGTGCGTGCAAGATACTCCATGTTATTGTAAATAATCGCATCAGTTTTATCTGTGCGAAATACTGGAGTACGAAATTCCACTAAGTCACTACTGCGGAGAAGGGCGAGGAATAGAAGATATGAATCTGTGCGAGTTAGTTCGTTTCCAGCCCATTTTTTAAGATAAGGCAGGAGACGTTTTTGTTCTAGGTGGAAGATTGGATGATATGTTTCTTTGGAGTAGAATGTTCCTGGGAAGTGTTCACAGTTAAATTCTAGTCCAGATATTGAGCAGAGTATTTTCACTTATTGATCCTTTATTCACTAGTCACGGGATTGGAAAGATGAAAAAGAGTGGTAGGCCGTATTGGGATTGAACCAATGATCTGCCGATTATGAGTCGGATGCTTTAACCAACTAAGCTAACGGCCCGAATGATGATTATTGTTTTATAATTCTCCTAGAAGTTCAACACCGTCAACATTGATTACATAGTCCCAATATGGCTGATTGTTACCCCATGAGGTAATACGTCCATGGAATTCATTCTCGTTAATTCCATGACGGTAAATAAGGCATAGAGTACCTTCTATTAAATTCTTATGCTCTTCCCAATTATCTGGATAAGTATAAGAAAGAATAACACCAACTTGCGGAAAGTGTAGGTTCGTGCTCATGATTGTTTCTCCTAAGCTATCGGGTAAATGAAAGAGTCATTTCGCGGAAAGCAGTTTTTGTTATTGTAAATTTCTTGATGCGATGCAATTGTGTATAACACCAGGCATCGAGGTAAAATGCAAATGTCATTTTTTTATTCCTTGGTTTTGTTGAGGGATGTTCCGTTTTAGTAGTCATCATCATTTTCCTTGTCTTTATCCTTGTATGTTGCAGCGATAAAAATAAAAGTGAGTGTTGTTATTGTTGCCCACATTGCGGCAGCATAATTCTCTCTGGATATTTCAAGAATTATGCCGAGAGCGCCACAGATGATTGGAAATACTATCATAGGTCAGTTTTCCTTTCGAGTTGTTTGTTAATCAATGATTCCATTGCGGCAAAATCATGCTCCTCTAGCGCATCATTAGCAAAGCCTAGCTTTTCATTGATTGACGGTTTGAGGGTATGATTAGACGCACGAAAACCTGCATCTATATCGCTAATATAGTGATGCAGGTATTTTGTTAGCGGAGCTTTTTGCATTGAAGGAAGTGCCATTAAGCACTGTTCTAAATGCTTCAGTTCCTCCAATGTGAAATATGGACGATATTTTTTAACTGTCATTGTGATTCCTTTAGTGAGTTTTCATATTCAGTGATTGCATCAAAAAGAAATTGTTTGTTTAATTTTTGTTGTTTTAGTTTGGCGGCAGCATCAGCAGCATCAGCATAATCATAAGCATCAGCAGCATCAGCAGCATCAGCAGCAGCAGCATCAGCAGCAGCAGCATAATCAGCAGCAGCAGCATAATCAG